AGTGTTGTAAATATTTGGAATGTAGTATTGGTGTTTGTCTTGAGGTGTGTACTAAATCAGTACTTTCAATAACACAATCTCTCTGCCACGTTTCGTGGACTTGTTTCAAGTCTATCATAATGTCTCCAATAATATATATTATCTATTACCGACTACGTTGCCTGTAACAGTAAATGATTCAGTAAAAGCTCCAGTTGTAGGGTTCTTTTTAAGTATGTCAAAGTATGTAAATCTAAATGATGCACCGAAAGTTAGGAATGAATCTCCACCACCAGTTGTTTGAAACTGTATGTCAGTTAAAGCAACAGGTATTGCGTCTCTATATTTGATTCTTACTATCGGTTGATTTGAACTGTTGAGTATCGAAAGAGTTATATCAGCAGAGCTTGGTGGTAACGCTGCATTTTGAAACCTTTGACTTGGATTAACGTTGTCTTGATCTAATACTCTTCTCATCCAGTCATGCATTTCTGTATATGACTTCATATCTTCATCTAGTATTATATTTGCTAACATCTCATTATAAGTTAACTTGTCGCCAGGCATTGGCACAGCAGCTACTTTACGAAAAGCTAAATCTGCAGAGTTCATAATAACACCTGCATGCGTAAAGTCTTGAACAAAATAATCTAAGTTAGGATAGTTTGTTCTATCGATTACGAGTTTAAAGCCTGTCGGCTGAAGATAATTGAAGTTTGTTGTTAATGCCATAATGTTATTTATATCAAAAAAAAGAGGAGCAGAGCGCTCCTCTTTTAAAAAGTGCTAAGATTTAGGCACCTAGAATATTATCAACTCTGAATATTCTGTAGTACTGGTTAGTCTTAACTGCGGCTAATCCATCTCTGCCTGACATATTACCTGTGTCGACAAATGGATTTGATACCATTCCATATCTGGTTTTAAAACCAATCTTTGGTTGGAAAGTATCTTCCCCTACTGCTCTTACCATTGTTAATGGTACGTATGGGCAATAGAAGATACCTGCATCGTATGGGTTAGTTCCCTTATAGCCTACGTTGATGTAGTCTGTATTTGCATACGGATCAATGTAAACTCTGATTCTGCCGTTTAACACACCAGCAAACGTATTACCTGTGTCATCAACTGTTAGTGATGCAGATAATGCAGGTGTATAGTCAAGCATACCAGCTGCGTTTAATGCAGATGCTACGTCTGATGAGCAGATAATAAAGTTACCTTTACCTCTACGTGTTTCTTTAGCAATTACGTTTGACTCTCTTTCGATTTGAAGAATCAAACCTTTGAACTTCTCAACTGACCATCTGCCGTCTGCATCTGTTTGAACATTAAAGATACCATTTACAGCAGTGTTCTTTTGTAGTGCACCAGTTTTTGCTTGTGCGTTGATTGTTCTAATTACTTCTCTATTGATTTCAGCTAAGATCTCTGTTGACAAGATGTTTGCCAATTCTGTCTCAGCGTCAAGACCGTGAATTGCTTTAAGGTCTTGAGCTAATTCTAAGCTGTATTCAGCTTTTAACGCTCTTGACTTTGCAGTCACAGTTGCTTTTTCAATAGTGAAACCCATTTCTCTGAAAGCAGTATTACCTGTTGAACCTAGTGTCTCACCTTCACGTGTAGTCATACCTCTTCCAGTTAGATTTGTCAATCTTGCATCGTCTGCAGTTGAGTCTGAATCTAAGTTAGAAACGTTAAGACCTGATACGTTATCAGAGTCATGAGTACTAGCGCTGTCACCAGAAAAGTTTGTCTCTGGCTCGTTGATAGCAAGTGCTTCTCTATTTGATGTTGAACCTCCACCATATCTTGACTTCATGGCAAAGATTAATCCTGTAGGACCTGACATTGGCTGCACGCCACAGACATCATATGCCATTAAGTTTGGCATAGCACGTCTTACGAGCGCAATCAATACAGGGTTCCAATTTGCAACACTTGTTGTGTTGTTAGCTGGACCGGATTCTTGAATCATTCCTTCTTCTTTTAAAGCTACTTCTTGATTCTCGAGTATCGCGGCTGTTACAGCTTTTCTGTGGCTGTCGGTGATTTTACCAGCAGATTCTTCATCTAGTACTGGTGCCCACTTTTCAACCAACTTATCGTAAGATACTGTATTTTGCATCTGTACCCCCTATTTTGCGGTTTTCTTAATTGCTTTTAAATACTGGTCCATTGAACCTGATACTTCCATTGATGGACTATCATCTTCTTCAATTTCATCAGTACCTGTTACTTGATTAGATTTGAAATATGATTCCTTAACTGTTGCTACTTTTTGTGCAAAAGTTTCTTGGTCTTCGTAATCAATATTATCAACTAATTTTGTAAGCTTTTCGACTTGAGTATCAGCTAATCCTTTAGAAGCTTCTCTTATTACAGCGTCTCTTCTAAATTCTTCTAACTCCTCAGCCATGCTTATGGCGTCGTCTGTGGCCTTATTGAGTTTTTGCTCAAGGTCATCAACGGTGTCTGCTAGCTCTTCAACCATGTCAGTTTTTCCTTCTGGCACTTCGATATAGGACTCAGTAAACAAGCCTTTTAACTTGTTCATAAAGTCTTCTGCAATCTCAGTTCTTAAACCATTTTGGATAGCTAACTTGTTGTCTTCCATCCAGCCTTCAACTACGTAGTTTAGGTAGCTGTCAACTTTCTCTACGAGGTCAGCCTTTGTAGATTCAATCTCCTCGGCTAATTCTTCGTTATACTTCTCTTCGAGTCTATCAATCTCAGCATTTACTTTTGAATTGATTGCAGTCTCGAAAATGATTTCTGCTTTCTGCTTGAATTCTTCAGACAGTGTTGCTTCTTCATTTACCAAAGCTTTTAGATCGTCTTTAAAATCTGCCTCAACTTTTACTGTTGGCTTTTCTTCATCTTCAGCGATTGGCTCGCCATCAAAAGCCTCAGGGTCTGTACTCATTTTTTGCATGTACATTGCATTAACGGCTTTCTTATCCATTTTTTGCATATCATGTACCATAGCAGCAATCATACCGGCCTTAGTTTTTGGCATTGGATCTTTTTTGGTGTTATCAGCAGCAGTTCCACCGGCCATTTTTCTTTTTGGCGCTGTGCCTGTTGCACCACCTGCTTTGTCGACAGAAGCGACTGACTGAGCTTCAGCATTCTTAGGGTCGTGTTTCATCTCAGAGATTTCCTCATCCTCTTGGAGTTCCACGTCCTGATTTTCTATTTTTTCAGTCATTTTAGACTCCTTATTTTGATTTTAATATTGAGAGGAAATTCTTAAATGCGCGGACCTGCGTCTCATAGAGATCAGTTCTTCCAGCTTTTTTAATTTCAGTCTCCATTTTTTCAATTGTCTGAGGTTTCACAACACCGTTATTCCATACCCATTCAACACCTTCCATTATCCCATTAACAAATGCTCCAGGTGCAGATGGATCTTGCACGATATCTACCGCGTTAAGAATATAATCGTCATTAACGACCATTGCGTTATTGCGTTGGCTCAAACTTCCCATACCACGAGTCGATACACCGAACGTCACGTCACCATCGAGTAAGCCTTTTACGACTTCGCCCATTGGGGTTTTCAGTATCGATGCTTCACCCACAACATCATTACCTTGAAACTCAAGTTTATTGATCTTGTGAGAAACTTTATCTAAATTTACGGTCGGTCCTTCAGGGTGATTTAACTCACCGACTGCTCTACCTCTTTGTACTTGTTCTGTATCATACTTGTTTACAGCCTTTTCTATGATAGGCATTGGATATATACGACCGTTTCGATTCTTTTTTTCTGCTTGTGCAAAGATTCCTTGAATCTTATAATTTTTTTCGCCAGTTTTTTTATCTTCAGTAATTAAAAATTCAATATCATTTTCTGTAAATTCTGATATTAACTTCATATTAACCTCTTGGATACGCTATTTTTGTAAAATGCGTGGTTGTAGTACCTGCATGAATCTCATCTTCTTTTTCTTTTTGAATTACGATGGCTTGATTTTCATGCATTTGAAATGTTCCACCAGTAGTTACGTTTGTAATTAAATCATCTGCAGTTGCACAAATATAAACGTTTTGTGCTTTGCCTACGGTTGTTTTATTACTACTACCGTTTGCCGTAACTTTGGCTGCTAATGCTCTTATTTCCATTATCTCATCCTTTTATATTGTTTCATAAACTCACTGGCAGCTTTTTCAGCTTCTCTTTGAGATTTATACACATCAAGTCTGTCGCCATCTATATAAGCAACAAACCCGTTTCTTTCTTTATGTATCATAACCTTAACACCCTTAATCTTTTTATCAAAGACTATTTTACCTTCAGGACGTCTACCAGTTAACTCTCTCAGTTCTAAAAAAGTTTTCATTATTACCTTTATTTATACTTTTTTTGATTTAGACAGCTGCGCCTTCAATCTCATCGTCTCCGTCATCCTCATCGACGATTTCTTCTTCTCCATCATCAAGTTCTTCTTCATCGGATTCCTCATCTGCGCCAGCATCGTTATCCTCTGTCTCGTCTTCGATAGCCTCATCTTCAGCATCTCCAACGTCTTCAGCTGATTCTGT